TTGACAGAAAACATACCATCAGCACCTCTTATCTGCTTAGTAGGGTGAGCTACTAAGAAAGTACATGTCTCAGTTTCTCTATTAAATCTCTTAATCTTGGAAATCAATAGTGATATATGCTCGTCTTCTCTAAGGTTATTTCTAGCCGGATTGATCTCGTTATAGGGGTCTATAACCATACCGTCAATTCCAAAGGATTCTACGCAATATAAAGCCCTTTCTAGTAGCCAATCTATATCAGGACTATCACCGGTTTTGTCTATAAAGAAAAAATGGTCTTGGATAAATTCAATAGCCTCTAATACTTCTTTCTCACTAGCACGATTTTTGAAGATATGGTCAAAAGGTTTATGTGTATATTTCTCAATAAGCCTCTTAAGATTGACAGCTGATGAATGCTCGGGTGAGAAGATTGTATATTTGAATCCATGTTGTCTAGCTGTTCGCATACATATGTCATAGGTTAATGATGACTTACCACAATTAGGGGTGCCGGTCATTAATATAAATGAGGGTTTGATGATTTTGAAATATGGGTCTAGGTTTTTGAATCCACAACCATATCGCTTTTGTGTCTCACCCCTATATAAACTCCATATGTTTTCGGTCAGGTCTTTGGCTCGGTATATACCGTCTGCTTTGCTCATGTTTTAACTCCTGCAAGATTATCCTGCTATAAAATTTTTATTACGAGATTTACGTTTAAAGTCAAATCTCTTTATATTAGTATTATGTGAAGATTCTGCACATTGGATAATGTACTGATTCCATGCTTTCATACCATTACTAGATTTCCTTATCTTAATGAAACCCTGTTTTTCAAGTTTTTGAATATGGGTTATAACACACCTTCTTGAGCAATGACAAATCTTAGCTATGTGGTCTTGACTAGGATAACATTTGTTATCTTGATCTGCATAGTTAGACAACATTAGAAGTATAAGTTTACTTGTAGGGTTGCCTGTGTCCTGTCTTACTGCCCAAGAAAGTGCTTGGAAACTCATAGCCCGTAAAAGTCATTAGGTTGTACTTGACCTTCAGTAACACGATAAATAACTTCCATAGCCTCAGGTTTTGGAATCCTGATACCCATTTTATATTTATTTATTGTGTCAGGTAGTAAACCTGTTCTTTCACTAAACTTTGCAACAGTCATTTTGCTAGTTCGTAAGTAGTCCGTTAGTTTCATATTATCTCCTTTATGATATGACGATGATAATATACATATGACAAAATATCAATATGACATTTTGACTATCATGATTAATTGTCATATAATTAACTTGTTAAACACAAATCATGGGAGCGAATCTATGAAATATATAATACTGAGCAAAAAATACGACACCTATTACATTCATAATCAAAATATCAAAACTGAAGACCAAGCAGATTTGCTATGCGACACAATGAATAAAATTGATGACGGATATACATATACGGTGATAGAAATACCGGAAGAACATAATCTGGAGGTTGTCAATGAGAAGTAAACTTCAAACTGATCTGCAGAGGTTTCAAGCAGAGCAAGTTATCTTAGAGCAAGATAAAAAGAATCCTCACTATGGCAATACGTTTACTAGTTTATTTCAAGTACAAAAGCAAATACTAGAAACTATTGACAAGCTAAAACTAGGTATAGAATATTTTACAAGGTCAGGACATGACGAGTTAGGCAGTTATATTGAGATTGTCGTCAAGCATCAAGAATGTGATGACCAAATTAGAAATAGAATACCGTTAGTATTAAAAGATACAAATAACCCTCAAGCTATAGGTAGTGCAATTACTTATGCTCGTCGATATGGTTTGTGCTTGACTTTTGGTTTATGCGACCAAGAGTGTGATGATGACGGTAATGCTAGTGCCGGTAAACCAAAGCCTGCAGTAGCTAGTGGAAAAACATTTAACATGAGAGGTAAATAATGAACGAGGCAGAACAAGGTGCAAAAGATATAGGTAAAATGCTAGATGAAATGGACGGTACAAAATCTTTTGAGCCTCTTAATGGCAAGTTATATCATCTAAAAGAAAATATGGACGGTGTTATTGATAAGCCATTATTTGACGGTAAAGTAGATGACGGTAGTCAATATGGTATGCAATTCAAAGTCATTGAGACTATTGATAGTAAAGGCAACCAAATAGTTTATCTATATAAAAAAATAGGTGCAGTATGGAGTGGTGAGGGTAAACACCCGAATCTACTAATGAGTGGCACTGTTGATGCAGGGATATTTGGAGATGAAGAAAGAGATATATCCATGTGGAAAAATACTAGTGATGACGGAGAAGAATGGGTATCTGTCAAAGTAGATAACAAGTACAAAAAGCCGGAGTAGATATTGTCTACTTACGGTTACATGAGAGTTCCTATATCTTATAAAGATAGATTTATAGCAATTGATGAAATCAATAGAGGTATAGGAATTAAAACAACAGCACGAGTAACGAGCAAGGAAGAAAGTGTTAGGTCTGTTGATATGTGGAGAATCCCAAAAGGGAAGATTTGGGATATCTTCACTCGTGTATCTAATCAAGCAAACCAAGAATTTAAATATGATATTGAGGGTATACAAGATGTTCAATATCTAGAGTATAACGTGGGCGATTACTATGATATTCATTCTGATATAGACAACGGCATAGGTGGTCAAAGAAAAATTAGTATGACTTGGACATTAAATGACGATTACGAGGGTGGCGACCTTAGAATTTATTATGGTGGGGAGAAGGTGGTAATTCATAATAAATCTACTGAGGTCGTCGCTTTCACTAGTTTTATGAATCATAGTGTATCAATAATTAATAAAGGAACAAGAAAGGTATTAGTATGTTGGATAAAGGGCAAACGGTGGCAATAAGATATTATGACGTTGAGGGTGAACAATACCCGTCAATAACATCAGTTTTAAATTGTAAACCAAATAAATCATTAGAGAAATGGAGACAAGATGTAGGTGAATCTGTAGCTGACTATATTAGTGAGAAGTCTGCAGATAGGGGTACTAAAACCCATGCTCTAATAGAAAGCTATATTAAGGGCGAGAGGGGGCAAATATTAGACTTATTACCTAATGCACTATTTCGCATTATGCAACCATACATAGATATGATTGACAATGTAGCTTGTTTAGAAACTGCTTTATGGAGTAAGAAACTAAAGATTGCAGGTCGTGTTGATTGTATAGCTGAGTATAACGGCATATTGTCAGTAATAGATTTTAAAACGTCTACGAGATCAAGTGAGAAACCTAGAACTAGTCATATGATTCAAGCTAGTGCTTACGCAGAAATGTATCAAGAAGTTTATAATGAAGAAGTTAATCAGCTTGTAATCATTAAAGGTTGTGAAGACGGTGGTGTACAAGCATTCGTAAGAGATAAAAAAAAATATATACCTATGTTGCATGAATCAATAAATTACTTTTATAATATGACAGGAGAAAAACATGAGCAAGATGATGAATGATGAAGTAGCTAAATGGTCAGATAGCACTAAGCAAGTTATAGAAAACTTAGAAAAAACATTAGACCACGCAAAGACTAGATTGAAATACAATCAAGATTTATTCAATGAAACAATGCATAAAAAAGAATTTAATGAGGAGACTGCTTTTCTCTATATACAAGCTATGAATAGTTGTATTGAATCAATCAAATCATTAGAAACTTTGTTACACGCTACACGCATTGGTAAAACAACATAAAAGACTAATTATGTTGTGATAGGGAAGTATTAACAGAACTGACTCTAAATGTGTTAACTAACAACAGACTGGTCATCTTAATCGGTTGTTAGGGGTTTAGAGGTGAACTCTTAAACAGGTTGATATTTCTCTATCCTATGCTTGACATATCGTCATACACATTATATTATAATTATATGAGATCAAAACAGGAGCAAAACATGAACACACATTTTGATATATGGCTTAAATATTTTAGGTCATGGAGAAGTGAGGGTTACTCAATTACTGATTCAGTAAAAGAGGCAGACAAATCTTTATGGTTTTATATAGAACTAGAAAAAATGGTAGGAGCTTAATATGAAATTACTGACACAACCAATTCTTAAAAAACTAAAAAAGAATGCAAGTATGAATGATTCACTAGAATCAATAATGGATAAAAAACCTGTAGCAAAATTATTCAATCCTACAGGTGCAGGTACATGGTGGTTATGGTCTATACAAGATGACGTTTTCTTAGGGGTTGCAGAAATACATGAAAGAGAGGTAGGATATTTCACTCTTAATGAGCTTAAATCTTTCAAAGGTCTTTTTGGACTTGGTATAGAAAGAGATATGTATTACTCATCAGACAAAACATTTAAACAAATATTAAACGGAGAACAAGAATGATTGACGCACAAAGAATAATTAATGAGGCTAAGAATAGATGCATAATGTATAAAGGGGGCAAACTTCCTAAAGAATCATATACAGAAAAAGATTATAATAGTGATAAACAATTAATTGAATATTTTGAGGGGATAAAATAATGGATATACACACAATGCTTGCAGTAAGAGATATGTACAAAGATGAAGATGTAGATTTTGACAAGTGGCTTGACCTTACTATATCAGAGTTAGAAGTACATGAAGATGCAAAGGCTACAGAAAATGAGCAACGTAGACAAGCCTAGTCATTATACTAATGGCTCAATAGAATGTATTGATGCAATCAAATCGTCTATGAGTAAAACAGAATTTGTTGGATTTCTAAAGGCAAACGCAATGAAATATCTTTGGAGATACGACAAAAAGAGCAAACCGTCTGAGGACTTAAAGAAATCAGTTTGGTTTATTAATAGACTAATACAGGAGATAGAACATGAGTAGAAGTCAAAAAGCATGGGATTACTTTGTTAAGAAAGGTAAGACCACTAACCGTGAGATAATTAACAAGTTTAATTTAAATCATGGAATATCAGATATCATACTTCATAAGAAACGTGAAGGTCATATCGTTGAGACTGAAAGAAAAGAGAAACGTGTTAATGGAGAATATATCCATTGGACAGTTTACAAATATGGAGGTCAAGATGTTAGATAAAATTTATGAATTATGTGATAGTCTGCCGGACACAATAAAGGCAGTCATCATTATTAGTTTTATAGCAATCTTTTGGGATATTGTGCTATAATGCAAACCCTAGCATAATTAATTAACGTTTAGGGTTTGAGATGTTATATTAAGGAAAGCTAGGACTCCTGTTAAAAGCCCCTGAAAAGCGATTTTTGGGGGTTTTTTTTATTTATAATACTTCGGTAGCCGAAAATGTAATTCCATACAGAGAAACATGATTTGCCGTCCAAGAAAGCTCATTATCGTCCATACGCATAACTGCTTTTGTATCTGAATAGGTTACAACGTCATCATCTGATAATGCCGTCTTGAGAGGGGGTTCTATGGGTAGAGTAGCATTACCAGACGCGTCTGACGTAACATCTGTAACAATCATATGTAATTTAGAAGTAGAGCCTGAGCCAAACTGTACATAATCACCTTGTTTAAATTCTGTAGAACTAGCTGTACAACCATCTACACTTATATCATAAGCACCTATAGAATGGTCGCCGTTTACTGATATAACAGTAGATGCAGAGCCTTGTATCGTTTTTCCATCAGGATCTCCAAGCAAGAACGTACCTTTTCTACCATGTAATTGCATAAAGAATGATTGCCATGCACCTGCATCAGTACGATTCATTGGTGGTAGAGTAACCGTTGTTGTCCATACAGCTCCTTGAAATTCTGACACTTGTTGTCCATATGTAAAAGGAGATTGAGTATAAGCTACTGATCTCAATATTCGCCAATCAGAAGTTACAAAGTTACTAGGACTTGTTGGCATTGATAAAGGATAGACGGGTAAACTCATTTATGCTCCAAATGTTTTTGCAAATCTTCCGCCTCTTGAACGACTTTCTGATACGGCTGATAAAGTTTGTTGTTTAATTGTTGGTAATAAATTCATTACCTCTGCTCTTACTGTTGGTACAATGCCTGTTGAGAACGATATATTTTGATTGATTGTAACTGAATCATTATTGGGAACTATAGTACCGGCTGTACGAGGTATAAATGTTTCAGGACCTTCTTCTCCTACAGTATAAGCAGCATTAGGTTTAACAAATCCACCTTTAGCTTTTCCACCACCAAAGATTAAATCTGTTCCTGCACCGATAAGAATATCTACAACACTACCACCTGACTTTGCAGCCTCAGTCTGCGCACCTTCAATTGCTTTCCTGATTTCTTCAAGTAAAGGCTTAATAATTAATAATCGTGTTACTAAAGATACAATCTGCGAGGCAACACTTTGAAATATACTAATCATAGATTCTTTGAAATTTTTACCAGATATAACTGCATCAGCAAATGCATCTGCTACAGATTTACCAAAGTCATCAAAAATGCTATTTAACTCAGTAACACCTTCTCCCAATTCTTTAAATAATTTTTTCTGTTCTGCAGTCATGTTTGCTGTTTTATCTTGGTCTTTTCTTAAACTTTCTGCACCTCTTATGCTGAGATCATAAACTTTATTTATACCCTCAAACATTTTTCTTTGTTCCATTAGTTTTTTATTAGCTTTTTCTACTTTTTCTGTCATGCCCTCTAATGCTTTGTCTATACCAATAAACGCAGCCGTTGCTCCACCTAAACGAGCTAATAAACCAATGAATCCACCTTTTAACATACTGCTTATTACAACTGTAGCTTTAAGACCATTATTAAATAATTTAAGTGCTTTAGTAATAGCTGTAAAACCTGCAAGCAATTTTCCACTAATAAATGTACCTAAAATAAATGAGGCAAATACTTGCAATCCAACCATAATTTCTTTAACTGAGTTACCTATACTTCTAATTGCATCACCTATAGCTTGACCAATTACATTTCCATAAGCTGCAATAGTCATTTCATTTCGTTCTAATGTTCTATCAAACTCTCTTAACTCTGCTTTTAACTCATCAAAAAATCCATCAGAGATAGCTGTTTGTA